AATATTCTCTAAACGAAACAGAGAAGAAGCAGTGGTCTAATTATATGATACATAGATTCTTATCTATGAAGATGGAGTATGTGGATATTGTAAATGAGTTTCAGAGATACAATTTGAAACCAAAAGAATTATATAAGTTATACACCAATGTTCTTCCGAAGAAGAAGGAGTGGTTAAGATATGTTAAAGGAAAAAAGTCAATGAAATATGAAAAATGGTTATTGGAAATAGTAGCAAAATACTACGAATCAAGTCTTAAAGAGGCACAAGAATACACGGATGTATTTTATGCAACTGAACAAGGTAAGGCCAATCTAAAAACTATACTTCAAAAATTTGGAGTAGAACCAAAGGAAATTAAGAAACTAAATCTACCCTAATGGCAAGAGTAAACTATGAAACTCTCGGTAAAATCATTGATGTAGATGAAAAAGACTTAGAGTTCGAGAGGGTTACAAATTCAATAGATGTAGTAGATAGAGAGTATGGTGTAGATGTCATATTCGATTATTACAGGCGTCATGGATTCCCACATTACACAATTCGTGAAGATGAAAAACACGAACATATGAGGAAACTCAAAAAGTTTGATGTCGATACAATATTCATTGACAATCAGATAGTCCAAACTATGCATTGTTTGAGATTAGCTTGGTCATACTTTCCACATTTTTGGGCCGTAAGATGTGGTCATTCAAGAACATCACCAATGGAAGCATTCAATGATGATAAGATATTCAAGTCAGTTATAAAGAAGTGTTGGAATTGGGAACAGAAACATTATAAGGGTGAGGACCCAAATGGAGAGAGAAACAAGTTCCACGAAAATAGACTACGACAATCTCTTAAATTATATTCAGGTGTTCAAGCAGTATCTAATTTCAGACCGACAGCAGCAAAACTTATCTACGAGAAATTCGGTGGTGCTGGAACTATTTGGGATATGAGTTGTGGTTGGGGTGGACGACTACTTGGGTTTCTTTCATCATCTAACACCAAACATTACATAGGAACTGAACCATCTACAAAGACCTACGAAGGTTTATTGCAAATGAGCAAAGAATTTAGTTATATTAATAAAAAAGTTGATATATATAAACAAGGGAGTGAAGAATATCTTCCAAACAAATCTTCTCTCGATTTGTGTTTCACTTCACCCCCGTATTTCGATACTGAAAAGTATTCAGACGAGTCCACACAGAGTTATAAAAAATTTCCTACTCAAGATGAGTGGGTTAATGGGTTTTTGAGAAAGACCATAGAGAATTGTTACTATGGATTAAAAAAAGGTGGTTATATGTTGTATAATATAGCAAACACACCAAAGTATAAATTCATAGAAGAAGAAACAGTAAATATTTCTAAAGGGTTGGGTTTTACCCAAGAAGAAACATTACAATTAACTCTCTCATCAGTTATGGGAGCAGGTTATAAATACGAACCAATATTCGTTTTCAAGAAGGAGTAAGTATGACAGACAGGTTATTGAAAGTAGATTACGCAAATATGAATGGATTAGATGATAAGACACAAATATTATTTAAACAATTAGAGTGGGGTATCAATTTAACTTCTAATACAATGTATCTAACCTATGAGATAGATACAGACCAATTATATGCAGTAACAACACGATTTGATAATTTTATTCAATATAATAAAGATAAAGATATAAATTTAGTAATTTCATCTTATGGTGGTGATGTCTATGCAATGTTAGGAACTATTGATTATTTCAATACATTGCCTGTAAAAGTAAATACACATTGTCTTGGTGCTTGTATGTCAGCAGCCGCAGTCATATTGGCCTGTGGAACTGGTAATAGAACAATGAGTAAAAATTCTACGGTTATGGTACATGAAGGTTCAGCATTTGAAGCGGGTAAAACATCAGATGTCCTAAAAGGGGCTGACCACTTGAAAAAATTACAAACAAATATAAATCGTATTCTGGGTGAAGTTACAAACAAAGACCAAGAGTTTTGGGAAGAAGTTTCTAAACAAGACACATATTTGACTGCAGATGAGTGTTTAGAATATGGAATAGTTGATGAAATAAAATGAATATTATGGTAAGTGTGTTATTTATATTGGGCATAAATCAGTATACAGGATTAAGTACTTGGTCATATGAATTAGTAAAAGGGTTAGAGGAATTCGATATTGATATATATTTTCATAGTAAGAATCCGAAGTTCATTTCAAATGATGAATATGTTAAAGATATCAGTTTATATGCCAATGTTATTTCAGAATTAGATTCTACGAAAAAATATGATATTACTTTTATACATAATACATCACAAGAAGAAATGGCAAAAAAAGTAAGTAATAAAACCATATTTGTCAGTCATAGTAGTATGACAGATAGTGCAGTACCAAAATTAAAACATGATAAACATATAACTATATCTGGTCAATCTAAATGGTATTTAGGTGCAGATATGTTTATTCCGAATGGGATAGATTTGAATAAATTTAAAAGTGATTTTAATACAGATGAATTATTACAAAGATGGGTTCCAGAACGGGCTTTATATCACAGTCGAACAAGACCACAAAATTTTGTATTTGATGCATTCGATGAATTACATATAAAATTAGATTATTGGGATAAGATAGAGAAGGATGTTACAAAAAAAATTAAAGAAGCAGATTTTGTAATAGGGTATGGAAGGAGTGCTTATGAGGCAATGGCAATGGGAAAGCCCGTTTTAATATTTGGTCATAATAGTCCTGATGATGCAACGGAGAAGGTATTAAGAAAAAGCGGAATCAGTTATAGTCCTACAGGTGGACTTTCAGATGGGTGGGTTGATGAGAATAATTTTAAAGAGTTGTTACACCGAAATTGTTGTGGTTGGGTTAAACAGATTTATATAAATAATAAAAAAGATATGCAAAGAATGATAAAAGGATATGATTATAAAATGGGCAATGTTAATAGATTATTGGCAGAAAAATATTTATCGTCTGTTTCTATGGTCGATTCTTTTAAGAAAGTAATTTATGAAATTACTTGACTTTTACATTAAAAGTTCGTAAATTCCAGTATAAGATAAGGAGATAATATGCCAGAGGCAATAAAAGAGGCAAAAACTAAAAAAGAAGTAAATTCTTATTTAACAGATGACCACGGCGACATTGTATCATTGATGGAACAAGAATGGCCAGAGATGACCAAAGAATTTAAAAGATTACAGAGAGAACAATACGAATTGTTCTGTCACAAACAACACGATTACGGTCCAGGTAACATAAGTGTTGGAACACAATTACAGACACCCGATGAGATACATTTATCACTTACAGGTTTATGGTTCAGAATGAACGATAAGATACAGAGGTTAAAAACTTTACTAATGGGTAATAGAGATAACGCCGTAGAAGGTGAACCTATGGAAGATGCTTATCTTGATGTTTCCAACTATGGAATAATGGCAACAATCGTAAAAAATGGAAAATGGGGTAAATAATGAGAACAGCAAAATATTTTACGGCCACTTGGTGTGGTCCTTGTAAAGCATTCAAACCAATAATGACCGAAGTAATGAACGAGGGTTATTTAGTACAAATACTCGATGTAGACCAAAACAAAAATACAGCACAACAATACAATGTTAGGTCAGTTCCAACTACGGTAATTGAAGAAAATGGAGTTGAAGTAGATAGGTTTGTAGGTGCATTACCAAAACAATCTGTTATTCAAAGATTAAATGGCTAGAAAAAAATCAATATCATATAGTCAGTTTTCACTATGGGAACAATGTCCATATTCTTGGAAATTGACCTATGTAGATAAGGCAATACCATTCACAGATAATATTCATACAATGTTTGGTACTGCGATGCACGAAGTATTACAAGAATACTTAAAAGTTATGTATTCTCAGAGTATCGTTGAGGCAGATAAATTACTTCTCAATGAAGAACTCGAAGATAGAATGAAAAAAATCTTCATGGAAATCAGACAGAAAAATGGTGGAGAAGAATTCTGTACTAAAAATGATATGGTAGAGTTTTATAATGATGGGTTAAAGATAATTGATTTCTTCAAGAAGAAACGAAATCAGTATTTTAGTAAAAGAGGATATGAGTTGGTTGGGATTGAAACTTCACTTAATTACGACTTACCAAATAATCTCAAGTTTCGTGGGTTTATTGATTTGATAATCAAAGATACGGTTAGGAATAGAATTAAAATTATCGATATAAAAACATCAACTTGGGGTTGGAATAAATATCAAAAGGCAAATAAGAATAAAACAGACCAATTATTATTGTACAAACAATTTTACTCAAAACAACACGATGTTCCAATGGATAGAATTGATGTTGAGTATTTTATAGTAAAGAGAAAGTTGTATGAGAATACAGACTTTCCACAAAAGAGAATACAAACATTCACGCCAGCAAATGGTAAACCATCAATTAATAAGGTTTTGAGAAGATTAGAGGCATTTATGACCGAGTGTTATGACGAAGATGGGAATATAAAAGATAATGGATATGAAAAGTGTAATCCTAAAGCTAAGTGTAAAGCTTATGTTAAATGTAAGGATTTATAATACTTATTATTGAGATGGAGTAAAAGCATGACTGGACAAATTTATACATTAAGAACAAAACTTTCAGATTTTATTAAATCACCTTTGGTAGATTTAGTAGTGGATAGAATCAATGAGGCAAATAAACATCATTCATTTAAATTGCAGTTGTGGTATGATGATGGAGAGATATCTTCTAAAGATTTAAAATCATTTCTTGAAAAGTATGAAAGTTTACTTAAATACAAAACCACAATTACATCGGGACCTGAACCAAATAGGGCAGAATTTACCTGGTATAATATTATTCACGAAGATGATTTTAATTTAGAATATCCATATAGGTTTCAGTATAAACATGATTGTGAAGATAGGGAGTTTGGTGTAATTAAGGGTTTGGAACAATTTAAAAAGACTTTGAAGTTTGTTACTTCAGAAAAACCACCTAAACAAGAAAGGCCAGTAAGAAAACAAAAGAGGAATGACTACGAGGATTGATATGAAAAGAATTGGTATAGTAGGGGCAAGAAAATATACTAATAAAAGAAAAATTAAAGAGTTTGTTTATAAACTCAAAGAACAATTTGGAGAAGATGTTGAGATAATAAGTGGTGGGCAACCAAAAGGAGCGGATGGTTACGCTAAGAAATTTGCATTAGAGTTTGATATGAAATATGTAGAATTTCCACCACGACATTATCAGTATAATCAACATTGTATTTTAGATAGGAATGATTATGGAAAATCCTATCATGTGGTCAATTTTTTTGACCGAAATAAACAAATCGCTGAGTATAGTGATTACATAGTTGCATTCATACCAGAGGGATACAAATCAAATGGCACATTGGACACAATCAGTCATGCTGAAAAATTGAATAAAAAGGTGGTTATTTTAGATTGATTTGATATTTATATATACATATATACGGAGAATATTATGATGAGTGATACAAAGCTTACCTCGGTAAAAATCATAACTGATTTATATAAGAGATTTAGAGGTGTTGCTTTAAACGAAGAATTTACATTGCAAAAATTAGTAAATAGGTCAATGGATAAGTATTTAAAAGATGAAGAATACAAAAAATCTATTGTCGAATATGATGCTTTGCAAATTAGTGGTAGTCGATTTTAAATAGTTATAACAAAGAGGGTTATATGTCTAAAAAGAAAATTATGTTACTTTCGGATGACCTACGAATGTCGAGTGGGGTAGGTACGGTTTCCAAAAATTTTGTACTTGGTACAATGGATAAATATGATTGGGTTCAAGTTGGTGGTGCAGTCAAACATCCCGAACAAGGTAAAGTGGTTGATATGAATGAATCAGTTCGTGAAGATACTGGTATAGAAGATGCATCTCTTAAAATATATCCAGTTAGTGGATATGGTGATCAAGAATTGATAAGACAATTAATAAATATAGAAAACCCAGATGCGATATTACATTATACAGATCCAAGATTTTGGGTATGGTTATATCAAATGGAACATGAGGTTAGACAGCATATTCCTATATTCTATTACAATATATGGGATGATAGACCAACACCAAGATATAACGAGTTCTTTTATGAGTCTTGTGATTTGATTATGAATATATCAAAACAGACAGTTGCAATGGTTAAAGATGCAGCAGTAAAGAAACCAAGAACAGATTGGGATTGTACTTATGTTCCACATGGAATTCCAGATGATAAATTTCATCCGATTAATGAATTAGATGTTAAGGAATGGGACGAGTTACAGAAGTTTAGAAGAACTATATTACATAACAGAGAATATGATTTTGTAATATTTTGGAATAATAGGAATATTCGTAGAAAAGTTCCAAGTGATGTTATAATGGCATATAAAACATTTTGTGATATGTTACCAAAAGAAAAGGCAGATAGGTGTGTGTTGATAATGCACACGGCACCAGTAGATAGTAATGGAACTGATTTACCTGAGGTTATCAAAAATGTTTGTCCTGATCACGATGTTATTTTTTCTACAAAAAAATTAGAAGATAACCAACTTAATTATCTTTATAATGTAGCAGATGTCCAAGTTAATATGGCATCAAATGAAGGATTTGGATTAGGAACAGCAGAAGCAGTAATGGCTGGAACACCGAGTATTGTAAATGTTATCT